ATGCGCCTGTTGCCCAGCATTAGCCTTGGCACCGTAAACTATCCGGAACGCATCGCAAGGCGCCTGCGGATCATGAATATCGCCGCATGGGTAGCGGCCGCCCTCTCGGCTTTCTTCGCCCTGCGCGGCTTTGCCGACCCTCCCGGGCACAGGCTGGTCGAGGTGACGGCAAACGGCATCGCGGCCCTGTGCTTCGCAGCACTGCCCCTGCTCCATCGTTTCGGCCCTCTGGTGGCGCCGCTTGCTTTCGTCGGCTTTGCCTATGCCTTCATCTTCTGGGTGGTCCTGGGAAGGGGGACGGGTGGTGGCGCCTGGGTCGGTTATCTCACCGCCGTGCCGCTCGTGGTGATGATCTTCGGGCCCCAGCATCTCCTCCTCAACGCAATTTTGACCGCCGTGGCGACTGCGTTGATCATAATCCTTCACCTGACGGTGCCGCCCAATACCGGCATATTGTCGGAACATGCGCTGTTCTACGGCAGTTTCGTCACCAATATCGTCGTAGGTGTCGCCCTGCTGTTCATCGCCGTCAACTATGCCTCGCGCCAGATCGCCCGAGCCGAAGCCGTGGCCGAGCGCGAATATGAGAGGTCGGAGAACCTGCTGCTGGAACTTCTCCCGCCGGCCATCGCCGAACGGCTGAAGAATCTCGAGCCCGTGATCGCCGACAAATACGAGGCGGCATCGGTCCTCTTTGCCGACATGGCGGGTTTTACCGCCCGGGCGGGCGACCTCTCGCCGGAAGAGCTCGTGCGTTTCCTGAACCAGGTGTTCAGCGAATTCGACGGGCTGGTGGAGAAACACGGGCTGGAGAAGATAAAGACCACCGGCGACGCCTATATGGTGGTGAGCGGCGTTCCGAAACCGCGATCCGACCATGCCGAGGCGCTCGCCGACTTCGCGCTTGACATGCGCGACATCGCCGCCGCTCCGCACGATCCGCAAGGCCGCCCGGTACGAATCCGCATCGGCATAGCCAGCGGTCCCGTCGTCGCCGGTGTCATTGGAACGACGAAGTTATTTTACGACGTCTGGGGCGATGCCGTGAACGTCGCTTCGCGCATGGAGGAGACCGACGAGGCCGGCATGATCCAGGTGTCGCAGGAGACCTACGAATTGTTGCGCGGAAAATTCGTGCTGGAGCGACGCGGACTGGTGGAGGTCAAGGGCAAGGGCCGGATGGTCACGTGGCGGCTGATAGGGCGAGCCGGCGCGCAGAGAGGCGTGGCCTGAGGGACAGCGGCATGGTCCAGGCTCCGCAAAAGTGTCGCCGGTTCTGACAAGCCCGGCGCAAAAGCCAGAAACCAAGCAGCCAAGGCACGCAAGTCTGCTTGGTCCGGAAGGCACCGACAGTTCCACGAGAACCCCGGATCGCAGCCATCACTCGGGCTGTGACCGACCCAGCTTTTTCAGCAACTTTTACTTGTTTTTCTGAATCACCTTTCCGTATATATTGTGCTTGGCGAGGGGGCATTCGATGTTGATTCTTTATTTCATCGCGCTTGCCGGTATAGTCCGGTACCGCGCACCTGGATACTGGAAATGGGTCAGTATCCTGCTCGTGTGGATGATCGGTGCAGAGCTTCTGTTTGCCGCTGGTGGCACGTTGCAAGATCCCACCGGCGACGGATTGATCACGCGCCAGATCCGGATCGCCACCAATGATGGCCCTGGCATGGGAACATTTGCCATCGCGTTTCTCGTCGTCTTCTGGGGCGCGGTGATCTGGATGCTTCGCAAGCTGTACGTCACGGGCAGGCAAGCGGAACAGGAACGCGAACTGCGGAAGCGGGATACGGCGCGGGAGGCCTCGTGGGGACGCAAGTTGATCGAAGCGGGCGCCCTCACCCTGGCAATGGCAGCCTATATGTATTTCGGGACCGTCGCGCCGCTAATGGAGACACAAACGCCGACCTCGGCGCGTGCGGATCAGGCTGAAGGATCCGATCCCGTTGCCCGTGATCTGGCCCAACTGGCCGACGAGCTTACGAACCGGGCTCCGGAGAAACTCGATTCGGTTACGACGCTGGTAGGGGTCTCGGCAGAAGGACGCACCCTCACCTATCACTTCGAGATATCGCAGCGCGACGGCACGGACGATCAGGTTCGTTCCTTCGCGCGCGAGAACGCAGTGGCCCAAGCCTGCGACAATCCCGATTTGTACGAGGGAATGAAGGAACACGGTCTCGTCTACCGCTACAGCTATAAGATGCCCGACACCGATTTGCCGGTTGTCGTCGCTGCGACATATGATGAATGTCGGTCGCTCGGGGTCGGTGGATAGCACCGGCAGGGAAGACCGACCGGACATCGCTCGTCCATGTCAGGCCCGTCCATCATTTCGATCGAAACATCAGCACGATGAATTGCACGACGATCCAGAGCAGTCCTACGATGGGCAAGAGCAGCGCCGCGGTTTCGGAAACATCGGCAAGCGACGGCAACCACCAGGGCGACACCACCGCGCCCGCGGCGACGTAATTCGTCGCCCTGTCGATCATCTCGTTCATCGGCAATAACTTTCAAAACCGGCATTGTGGCGGCGCACCTGGATGATCGTTTCCGGCGTGTCGCGGCTCGAATAGGTGATCGGCGGAAAGATTGAGCACACCGCCTTAGTCGCGCCGATACTTGTCGTCTGGCACGCCGTCAGGACGGACAGCGTTGCGAGCGCTGGCAGCATCGGCAATCTCCTGAAGATGCTTTTCATAGGCATCGGCTTCTCTCGCACGGTTGGCTTTGCGTTCGGCTTCGGCTCCCGAGAGCCGGCCTTGGAGGAAGGCGACAAGGAGGGCGGCGAGCGCGCCGCCGGCGGCGACCAGCCAGCCGCTCATTTCGACCACCCGAGCCGGCGCGCCAGGAAATACCAGCCTTCCGCCACGATCGGCGCGAGAAAGCCCAGCCCTGCGCCCACGTATCGAACCACATCGGGATCGGCGATGATTGCCTGCTGTTCTTCAGGGAGGATCAGGCCCATGGTCAGAAGCGGGAGGGTTGCGTATCTCAGGAAAATGCGGATGAACGGGGCCAAGTCAGGCTCCTTTGGAAATTCGGGCGAGGCATGAGGCAAGAGCGCCGATGAAGCGAGCGAGCCATCCGGCGGATGGCGACGACGGCGGGGCAGCGCTGTTCTCGGCATAGTCGGCGTCGAGCAACGCTGCCTCGAATTCATCGGCATAGCCGGCGATCAGGTCTGCGCGGTCGGTACCGTTTACGACTCGACGGGCGTTGGCATAGTCGCTCTTGCTGAAGTTGACGAAGTCCACCAGCTTTCGACCGGTGAAGGTGCCGAGCATCATGCCCTCGACGAGGATCCGGACCGCAATGTCCGGCCGCTCGGCAAGCTGCGGCTCTTTCAGGAGGTCAAGCCCGAGACGGCGGCCCCAGTCGGCATAGTTCCGACGCCCGGTGATCTGGACGAAGCCGCGACCGAGGAACTTCTTGCCGTCGCCGGCAACCGTGTTGCCGAGTTCCTTGCGGCCCTCATACCGCTTCTGGGCGGCTGTCGGGCCCCAGATCTCGCGCATGTAGCGGTAGCCACCGGTTTCGTGGTGCGCGGTGGCAAGGATGTAAGCGCACTGGTTGCACAGAACGCGGCGCTTTTTGCACTCGGAGACAATAAGAGGCGTGTGGCCCTTGTTCAGGTCCATGAACACTTCCTTCTGATGAGACGATCGAACGAAATTAGAGCGCCGTGCGTCCATTCAGACGCGAAAACGGCGCTCTATCTCTTGGCCGTATTAGTGCGACGCCAAGTGATTCCACTTGGCTGCATACTCTAGGTATTGGTCATCACAATGCCTGGAATGTCGATCACCTGCAGGCTTTCCCACCGGTGTCGGACAGGCATTGTTTCCACCACATGCGCACGGATCGCGTCGAGCTGGCTGCCCAGGGCGGCAGTCACTGCTGCCTCGACCTGCGATTTCGTCGCGGAATCTGCTGAGATTTCAACGCCTTCGGTAGTGATGCCTGACGACACGATTTCCGTGCCTGGAAAATCCGCATCGGTCCAGACGATGGTCCATTCGACCGCGCGGATCACCCCCGCATCACCCTTGAGCTGGCCAAATTCCCACAGTGCGTTGAGCACCATATTCGATGACTCCTGGTGATATTTAAGGGCCTTGGCGCTGCCGCCAGACGCCGTAGTAGATTTCCGTTACGGTGTACCAATTCCCTGTAGGGTCTTGCTGCTCATACGTGTATTGATACGTGCCTCCCCGGAAATAGGTCCACGCGCCGACTGTTGCGGAAGTAGTCGACGAGTTGCCAGTGAAAATGTGGACCCCACCCCAGTAGAGCCTCAACTGGGAACCGAAATTGTTCCAACTGGTGAAGATCCGTTGCGCATATTCGCCGCTCGCCGGCTCACGGATGATTGCGCTCTTGCCGTGGAATTGGCTCATGGAATAGCCCGTGCCGGAGCCCCCAGCACCCGCAAGCCACCGGAGAGGCCATTCGTCCATGCTGACCACCTGGGTAGCCGGGCGAGCCAGTTCCGCGTTCACCTGGGCGAGGCTGATGCCACCACTTGCGGGAAGTGTCATTGCTGACCTTCCAGGGCGTCAATCCGGGCGGCCAGCTCTTTGACAGCCTCGATCAAGACCGGAACGAGCTTGTCATAATCCACCATGCGCCAACGTTCGTTGCCGTTCGCTTCGTCTTCGATGGAGAACGCGACAATCTCTGGCAGGACGGCCTCGACCTGATCCGCGAGCACGCCGATGTCTGGCTTACCGGGTCGTCCAATCAAAGCCGATTTGCCGCTCCAAGTGAACCGCACACCGTCAAGCTTCTGGACGATCCAGAGGGCATTGCCGATGCGCTCCACGTTTTCCTTGAGGCGAGGATCCGAGTAAGCGGTGATGTTGCCCGACGAGACGAGATTGCCATCTGGTCCCTGATACACCCGCCATGGCGTCGACGACCAGCCACCCCACCCAAAGAAGCCGTCATTGCGCAAATGGAGCTTTATTCCGTATGCGCCAGGAACGTGGAAGGCTATAGCGGCATGGCCGCTGGCATTCACGGCCTGTACCTCCAGGGTCGCGGACCCATCGCTCTGATTGGGGTTTGCGTTGAATGGCTGGGTGACCAGCTTCCCCGCCAAGGTGCCCCCGGCGAACGTGAAGATCTGCCGGCCATATATCCAGCCGGTGTTGCTGGTGCCGGCCAACTGGAGAGGATAATTCCCCGTATCCCAAGTCCGGTTCCGGTTCCTGTCCGCGAGGATGAAGAAATCCGTGCCCGAGGCGTGGAGAAAGTGGCCCCAGCCAGATCCAGGAGCCATGTAGAGATTTACATCGGCCTGGTTGGACTGGAGCTGCAGGCCGTTGGTGCCGCCGCTAATACGCGAATTGATCGTCAGTTTATCGGCGACGACGGAGCCGTCCGCCCGCAGGAAGGACACAGCCGCGCTCTTGTCGAGCTTCGAGGCCAGCTGAGCCGAGATGTCGGTCGAGGCCGCGGCAATAGCACCGTCGGTCTGCGTCTTTGTATATGCATCGGTGACGCCATAGCCGGCGAGCGTCGTCGCCTTGTCTGCTTTCCCGTCGAGGCCTGTATCCAGGCCGCTCAGTTCGGCGTTCACTTCATTGCGCCAGTCGGCCGAGAAAATGGACGGCATGGCTCAGCCCTCCAGGAGCGGGGTACTGCGCAACTGCGCCAGCAATACCTGCTGGTTCACCTCGTTGGCTTTCACCATCTCGTTGCGGAAGCTCTCGACCGCCGCCCCTGTCTGCCGTTGCTGACCGCTGTTCTCGATCAGCAGAAGCGGCAGGAAGGCGATGGCGCAGTTCCACTCTTCGATATCCTTGCCCGTATTGGTATCCTTGCCCTGGATCTTGCAGAAAAACTTGCACTGGAGCTGAACGCAGTCCTTTCCGATGAGCGGGCAGAAATCGCCGACCTTGAGCTGCATAGTTACCCCGCCTTCTCGCAGATAATGACATCGACGTATTGAACGGCGAGATCTGTCGTATGCGAATGCGCCTCGCCGGTGAAAGTGTGGGTGTGAGCCTGGTCGGACCCGGCTGCGGCTGTAGCGCCGCTATTTACGTAGACCGGATGAGTGTGATCCCCTGCTGCAGAGGTCACGCCGCCGTTGACATAGACAGAATGGGCGTGGTCCCCAGCTGCCGGCACGTCACCGATGGTGACGTTGTTGCCACTTACCGTACTGGTGAAACTCCCCGACCCGTTGAAAAGATAGCCGTTACCAAGACGCGGATGCGAATGGCTGCCGGCAGTATTGGTGCCGCCTGACAAATTTCCCGGTCCGTGACTATGGTTGCCAGCTAGGCCAGTTCCACCGGAGAGGTTGCCGGGACCGTGAATATGCGCCGGCATCTGTGCGACCGTGATTACCGTACCGCCTACAGTGCCGCCCTGTGCAACGCTTGTCGTCAAACGAGTGCTAGAAAATGCAGTCGTGAAGCTGACCGAGCCACCGGTTGTAGCAGTGCCATTGACTACCCGAAGCGCCTTGTTGTCGTGCGTCGTGTCTTTGGTCCAGCCCGTGGGAGCGGCCGACTGCTGAAAAAGCAGTCGTGTGCCGGCTGGGAAGGCGTCGATACGGCATCCTTCGATGAACTTGCTGAAAGGAGCGAAAAGGATCCATGCTCCAGAATTGCCGTTGGCCGTAGCCGAATAAATGACGGTGTAGACGCACCCCGCTTTAAGGTCATTGGGGGCTAGGTCGACATCGCCAGCCGTCCCTATGGCGCGAATAGCTTTTGAGCCAAGGCTATTGACGTTCAGCGTTACAGCCGCCGTGTTGTTTGCAGCAGCCCGAAATGTCAGCAGCCGTCCATTCGCAAGTGACGTAAACGCGGAATTGGCCGTTAGCGTGATCGCATTGGATGTGCCAGCAGCAGCAAGGCTTCCCGTGATGTCGTCGCGGAACTCCGCATTCCGGCCCATCATCTGCCGCGAAGAATCGTTCACTGCGTCTGGAAACATTCCTTCACGCCAGTCGATATCCGGGTCGGCTGTATCGTTCTGACCGGCCGTTTTGCTCCAATCGTAAATGCTCCCAGGCATTTGGAATCTCCTAAGCTATTCGAGGGCCGGGCGTGGCGGTCAGGTCAAAAAAAAGACTCAGCTACGTGGGGAACAAACAACCTGACGTACCGGCACCATAGGCTGCGTCTCAAGTGGCGGCGCGGGGTCTGCCAAGCCGGATCCTCTGCGATCTCTGCGCTTGCTTCCTTTGACAATTCGAACGAACCTTTCCGCGGTGTGGCCTTGATTTGCCTGGTCGAGCCGTAATCGTTCGCAGCCACGGCGCGCGGCTATCAGCGTGTTGCTTTGCGCAGTATTTCGGCGTTGTGATTGCACGGACAACATAGTCTCCGCCGTACCGCCTCGAACCGAGACCGCCATGGCGAGAGAGCGGGGCGGTCTGCAGCCATAGGACGGCTACTTGTCTGATTGCCGGCGAGGTTCTTGGTCGCTAGTTCAGAGTATAAAAGACTGATGAAAACAGCTTACCCAGGGCCACGCCGAGCCCGTTTCCAGGTCGCGGTGGGTGAACGGAGGTGTAGCCGTACGATTGTGAACTTTGCCTTGACCTGACCCAAGGCGATGTCATGGGTGATCGAGCCACCTTCACGCTCCAGGAATGCATGAGGTCACGAGGCTCGACACTACTAAAGATTGGGGGCATGAATGCCCTTTTTACCGAGGGGGCTCTCTCCAATGAAAATCGCGCTTGGCATCTATCGCCTTTCCCCGAGGGGCGGACTGGAAGATAACTGCATACGGATTGCCACCGAACTCGAAAAACGCGGGCATTCGGTCATGGCCTTTGTGGCCGGTGCCTACCCAGCGCTTCCATTTCCTGTTCGGTCCCTCGCATTGCCGCGCTTCACCAATTCGAACCATGGGCGCCAGGCAAGCTTCGCAAGAGCGTTTGTAGGCGCGGCGAAGGGTACCTTCGACAGAACCGTAGCGTTCCAACCTATACCTGGCGCCGATGTTCTTTTTCTTGCAGACACCTTACGAGACAAGGCGGACACACCTTGGATGAAGCGTTTGACACGGAGATTTGGTACCTATGCTGCCTTGGAAAGGGGCTGTTTCGAAGACGGTTCAATGACACGCATAATCGGCCTCGCAGAGCCTCAGATGCAGGAATTCATTGACCGTTATCCCTCCAGTCGCGAGCGCATAGCGATTATCCCTCCCACACCTCCCTACTCACGCCGAAAACCAGAACTTAGGTCCATCATGAGGGAGCGCGCGCAGAAAGAACTAGGGCTGACTTCGGATGACCCGGTGTGGTTATGGCTGGGACTTCAACCGCACACAAAGGGTCTCGACCGGGTGATTAAAGCGCTCACCCTTCACAAGAACGCGCGGCTCCTTATCGGCGGTTTAGACTCCAATTCACGAAAGGTGAAGCCTTTCATAGATCGAGCAAGGCGACTCGGGGTTATCGACCGCATACAATGCCTTGGCTATATCTCCGACGATCGCTTTTTCGCTGCTATGGCTGCTGCGGATATATTAGTTCATCCCGCGCGAGTTGAGGTGACAGGCGGTGTCATTTTAGAAGCCCTTGTCAACGGTCTACCAGTTGTTACAACCAGTGTCTGTGGATTTGCCGGACATATAACGCGGAGCGGCGCCGGAAAAGTTCTCGACGGTTCTTTCGACGAAGATGCTTTCAGTCAGCTTATTGGTGAGGCTTACTTGGATCCCACGCTTTCAAGCAGGGGCATAACGTACGGAGCCGATCCTCAACTCTATTCCGGTATCGATAACGCCTGCGATTTAATCGAAGCCGAGCGTTGGAAATTCCCGAAAGATTCAACCTTTCAGACACATGATCGCCTCGGCACTTCGTGTTCTAACATTCACTAGAGTGCCTTTCAGCGTAGTCATTCCAAGCTCGCATTCTCCCATTGGCAAGCGACATAACGCCGAATTGGCCGTGAGTACGGTTACGTTCGCCGTGCCACCGGCGGTGAGCATGCCGGTGATGTCGTCACGGAACTCGGCGTTCCGGCTCGTCATTAGGCGGCGGAATCGTTCACGATGTCGGAGAACGGCCTCCCTCTAATCGATATCGCCGTCGGCGATATCGTTCTCGCCGGCAATCTTGCTCCGCCTATAGATGCTTCCCGGGCATCGTGGTCTCCTGGTTTATGCCTTGGCTGCCACCGTTCCGCCGGCGGCTCGCCAGGAACTCTGCGACTTGCTGCGAGAGGGGCGGCACGGTCTGCGGGGCGGCTGGCATGGGCCTGAACTCGGGGGGAGAACTGCCCGCCGCCGGCGTCAACGCCGAGAGCAGCGGGCTCAGCCTTTCGTCGGCCGTCTTCAACAGATCGAGCAAGCTATTCGGCTGTCCTTTTGCCACGCGCATGTTGGCCCAAGGGTCTTGGGTCGTCTGGTTGGTCGTCGCAGTCGGTTTCTCCCGAAACATGATTGCAGTCGCATTGGCTAAACACCGCAGGCGGAAGATTGGAAAGATGAAGGCAGCTATTTCGGATGTCCCGCCAGGTTCATCAGCGGAAGATCAACGGCCCGTGTGGGGCGGCCCGATCATAAGGTCACGAAGAATGCGTTTGGCGCGATCTGCGGGAAGGTCGCCCCGGCGTTGTGCGGCCTGGCCATACGCCGCGCGCTGTGCCGGATCCAGATCGAGGTCGGGCCTTGGACCACTCTCTTCGAGGGGCAGTCGCCTGTCCGACATCATCTCCACAGGCTCCGGCAGGTTCGGAGCCAGTGCTTCCTCGGCCTTGTCATCGACAAGATATCTCAAGCCTGCCTTCCAAGCTTCGTTGGCCAGATCGTTGCCCAAAGGTAGACCGTACCTCATGGCCAAGGGCGACTTGAGATATCGAGCACTCGCTAAGGCGGGCCCTTTCACGATATGATGATATGCTCGTGTCATGGGCTCTTGCATGAGGTCGTAAGCGGATTCCATGGGCTCCTTTATGCCCTGATATGCCCTCGCTGCGGGCGCCGCGACTTCCTGAAACGCGTCTGATACGGGCCCTTTGACTCGGTTGTACACGAACTTTCCGATGGGCAGCGCTGCCTCTCCGAGCACACCCAAACCAGCACCCCAAGCCGCCTCCTCCGGAATATTCGCCGCGCGGCGGAACGGCCCTCCCTCCCCCGAATTGAAGCCGTAGAGCATCCCTTGACCCAAGCCATCGATACCGGCTCCGAGCACTTTGCTCCCGACATGGCCGATAGCCGAAATACCGAGACGGCCCAATCCGGCTGCGCTAGTGGCGCCCCCCAGCACTTGCCCCCCCAGGCGGTAAAGTCGACGGTTTTTCGCGTCGTCCTCGTCTATGGCGCGCTCCCTCGCAAGATTGTCGTCGTAGCTGCCCCATAGCCCATCGTTCAATCCAAAGAACGATCCGGACTTTATGGCAGCAGCGATTTCATCCGCCGTACCGAAACTTGCGGTATCAAACAGACCGCGCTTAACCGTATCTACCCTACCCCAAAAATTGTTCCGATCTGGCAAGGGATCCGGCTTCCTGTTCCGGATTGTCCACCCGGCTTGCTTTCGAAGCTGCTGCGCCTTGATCTCAGCGTCGGAGGGAAGTCGGAACGGATAGGCGGAAGGAAAGGGGAAATTGTTCGTCATTGCTGATAAGCCTTTGATCTGCGAGCACGACTTAGCGCAGGCGAGTACCACCCGCTCTTCGCACCGCTCGCGCGGCATGGAGCGCCGCAGCGCCGTGATCGATTGTTTTCGGGGACAGCGCGGGACTTCAGCGCCTGTCTCGACAGCCGCCGGCAACGACATCGGCCGCGGGCTTCTCCGGAGGGCCGGAGAGGCCTACCTTTGGCTACACCACCGCGGCCGCGTAATTCACCGCCTTGAACCCGTCGGCGGTCTCCACCACCGCCTCGGGATGCAGTTCCTCCACCTCGTCGGCCATAAGGCCGATCTCGGTGGCGGCCTCGCCCTTGTAGCGGTAGGCATAGACGGGCAGGCCGTTGTCCAGCGTGCCGACGCGGCGGATATCTTCTTTCAATCGGCGATCCGATGCCTTCACGAGCTCGGCCAAGCCTCCCAGAATACCGCCTAGATTCAACGGCTGCGTCGACTTGGTGGTCTGCGTCCCCCAATTGCCGGCCGTCCCCGTGCCGGTCGAGAGCAACCCGCCGAGGCGCTGCCAGGGCGACATGTCGGTCTGCTCCCACTGGTTGATCAGGTCGGTGAGCCGCTGCTGCGTGCGCTGGTCGATCTGGTTGCCGATGCCCATCTGCTGCTGCGCGTCGAAGATCTTGTTGTTCTGGATATTGCCGAGCTGGCCGATCATGCCGAGCATGTTCTGGAACCCCTGGTTCTCGAGGCCGGCGGCGCCCATCATGTTGTTGAAGCGCTGCTGCCCGAGTTGGCCGAGTTGCCCCGCCGCGGCGAGCCGGTTGGCGATGTTCTGCGACTGCGCGTTCATGCCGTTGCCGATATTCTGGCCCTGCACGCCGGCAAGACCGGCGGCCGCGCCGCTCTGCAGGCCGAGCCGGCCTTGCTGGGCGTTTTCCAGCGCACCCGCCGCCTGGATCTGGCGGTCGCGCTCCTGGCTGTAGTTCTGGTTCCGCAGCTGGTTGGCGTGGCTGGCGACGGAGTCCGAAACGGTGCCCTGATGCGCGGCCGAGCCATAGCGTCCGCCCGCAGCGAACATCTGGTTCGTCTGGGTCGCGACGTCCTGCGCCCCCTTGGCGATGATGTTGTCGAGATAGGGCGAGCCGCCCAGATATTGCCCCTGGGCGGTGCCCTTCAGATATTGCTCCGCCGGGCCGGGCTGCCCGGCCTGGTTGTAGATATTCTGATAATTCTGCTCGCTTACCTGCCCCGGAACAGTGACCTGGCCCGGGTTCTGGAACTGGTTCGCCGCATGGTTCATCCAGTCGTTCGAACCGCCGCCGTTCATGATCTGGCCAATCACGTTCTGGGTGGTCGCACCCTGACCGCCCTGCGCAATCGCCTGATTGGCGGCAGCAATCGGGGCCGTCTGAAGCTGCCGGTTCATCTGGTTGTAGGCATCAGTGCCGGGCTGGCTCCATGCCGGCTGGCCGGTATTGGTGGACGTGCCGCTCGCCTTGCCTTGCGTCGAGTTCGTTGCGTTGCCCATGTTATCGACCTCCACCGCCACGGCTGCCAGGCTGTTCCATGTCCCATTGCTGGGGCGTCAGCCTGGGATTGTTGTAATTCATCGCCATCCAGCGATCGGCCTGAGACTTCAGGATGGGGTGGCCGGAATTCAGGCCGCCTCGCACCCATGCCGGAATGAACCGATCGAGATCGGCAGAACCTGACTTGCCCTGTCCTGCCATTGCCTGAGCGCTACGCTGCGCCGCATCGTCGATCGTCGGCTTGATGTTCGGCACCAGAGCATCGATCGACTGGTTGGAGATCGGCGCGCCACCATAGCCGGTCGCGGCCAGCAGCGAGTTCATGCCGCCCAGCGTCACATCCGAGAGCGGCGCCTGTGTCGGCCCGTCATAGACATTGTAGCCGGCGCCGGCATCGTAGAGCCGCATTCCCTCGGAAGCGGCCTTCGTCAGCAAGGGCTTTGCCCATGCCGGCGGTTCGCTTGTCTGTTTGGAAGTGGTCGATTTTCCCATGTCACAGTCCTTTGCGCCAGATGACAGCGGTGTCCCGGTAGCCGAGCGGCTCCAGCAATCGTTTCCAGCCCTTGCGGCCGACGAGCTGAGCTTCAGTGGCCCCGTGTTCCCGCGCCGCCCATTCCTCGATTTGCCGGAGAAGCGGCATGCATTCGCGGAGTCGCTCGCCGCCGACTTCTGCCAGCAGCAGTTGTTTCTTGCCGGTAGCGTCGATCGTCACGATCTCCGTAACCGGCGTCAGGATCACCCGGCCACTCTCATCGGTGACGATCCAGAGCTGGCGGCGGCCTTCTGCACACTGTTGGAGGATGTGCGCGACGCTCTCCTCCTCGAGAAAGCGACGGCAATATTTCTCCAGGCAGCCGACGATGCCCGGCCACAGCGGGGCGATCTCCGCCGCCGTCATGGTGGTGGAGAGACGGATGGACAGAGTCATGAGAACTACCCGCTGCGGCCTGGAACTTCGGAGATCGACAGGATCACGTCGAAAACGTTTGCCGTGCCCGCCTGCACGCGGATCTCGTCGTTCTCGGCGAGTGCGAATGCTTCGAGCGGCAGCCAGAGCTGGCCGTTGGCCGGCACCACATGCTGGAAGAGCAGCCGGTATTCCTCCCCGGCGCCGGCGCTGAACCAGCTTACCGTCGCAACGGCATCCGTGCCGGTCACGTTGGCGAGCCTCAGCCCGATTATCTGGATGTAGCCGACCGCCCTGAACACCGTGGTGTTGGTCGTCGCCGCGAGATGCGCGCCGACCAGCCGGCAGGCATCGGAAACGAAGTTCCCGCTCATTTGCTGACCCTCGGAATGTTGCTGAAAATCGCTTCTGAAGCGGTCAGGCCAGGCCCTGATGAGTCAATGTGAGGCTCGTCGGGTACCGTCCTTCAATGAGAAAGGGACGGTGCGAACCCCTCCCTTCAGTCATAGGCCGTCTGTTTAGGTGGCTCGGCCGCCACGCCCCGCCAATGATCTAGCCGGTCCTGATCTCGATCACTTGCGTCTAGCCGCTCTCTTGAACGCAGTGATGCTGGCGGTCGCTGCCCGATGCGTGCCGACCAGCCGGCAGGCATCGGAAACGAAATTCCCGCTCATTGCTTGTCCCGTTCGGCGAGGTAGCCCATCAGGCCAGCCGGGGCGAGCGCCGCGGCAAGGCTGTTGAACTGGATGATGTCCTTGAACCGCGGATGGGGATTGACGCGCTCCCTCCACCATTTCGCGCCCAGGGGTGCTACCGTCTTGACGTAGTTCGGGTCACCCAGATAGGCCCGCCCAAATTCGGCCGCGAGTTCCGCATCGGCCTCCGGCCCCGATTTGTAGCCGAGATGTTCCGGCTTGTAGCCCTTGTAGAGCTTGCGGGAGTTCCGCTCGACATCAAGGCCGCGCTGGCGGGCCATGTTGAGGTCGGGATTGTTGAGGTCGTTATAGACGAAGTTTAGTTCTGATCTCGCAGCCTTGGGAATGTTGGCCTTCGGGTCCGATTTCCATTCGCGTGCGAGGCTGTCGAACATGTGGCCCATTTCGTGAGCCACGACTTTCTGCGCTTTTTCTGGCGGGAGGGTATTGAGGAAGTATATGTCCCGCTCGGGATCGCCAGTGGGAGAATAACCCTCTACGTAGGTTCCGACTGATCTTCTTGGAAGCGCTTTTGCCTCGACCGCCTCAGGCCGCGCGCCAATCGTTGCCTCTGCGACGGCGTCATATTGCGACGGTGGGAGGGGGACGTCTTCTCCGCCCACCACTCTTCGACCGACCACGATTGGGGCGGTGAGAGGTCGACCGTCGATGTCTTCAAGGAGTCGTCCTGTGGGGTCTGCTTTGGCTCCGGAGGCGTAGTCAAGCTCGAATGCCCTTGCTGGTTTTGCAGGTGGATCATAGATGGTCACCGACCGACTTGCTAGCTCTTTCAAGTCGTTGCCGGCGGTCATTGCACCCTTCGCGCCGCGGCCGGCTCCTGGAACCATGCCGAGCGCCGCAAGGCTGGTGCCGAGCCAGTCACCTTGTTTCAGAGCGTCGGCCGTATCCTGGGCTGCCGTGCCGATACCGAGCGGCGTCACGTTCTCAACGGCGGGTAGTAATTCCCTGGCCATGGTCTCCGAAATGCCGGGGTATTTTTGCCTGCGATACGCGGTCTCGAATATGTCCAGGAAGTTGGCCAGCCCACCGGTCGCCGCTTTGCGCAGCGACGGCCTCGGCCGGATCGTTGCGGGATCGGTGAAATAAGAGAATCCGCCGCCCGTAAGAAGATCCCATATTCCAGCCATCAGCCCGATCTCCCCGGCACTTCTGAAATGAACAAGATGATGTCGACTGCGTTCGCCGTGCCCGCCTTTGCGCGGATCTGGTCGTTCTCGGCCAGCGCGAAAGTTTCGAGCGGCAGCCAGAGCTGGCCATTGGCCGGCAAGGCATCGGAAACGAAGTTTCCGCTCATTAGTGGCCCTCGCAATGTTTGCTGATGATGACTGCCGAACGGCCCCCGATCGGCAGCATCTCCTCAACGGCCCCGGATGGGCCACGCCGGCGGCGGAAGCCCCCTGGATGGGTCAACATCCAGGTTGCTGGCATAATCAAGAAGATCGGCCATCTATTGCTGTCCCTCAGGTTGCGCGTCAGGCTCGACGCCATGGACCGCCGTCCATTGCTGGCCGGATGGGATCGTGACCTCGAAACGGTGGAAGCGGCCGCTGGAGCGCGCGGGAACAAGGCCGGTGCGAGCCGACAATTCGGCGGGATTGCTCCAGCTCGACGGCCCGCCTGCTCTGTCCTTGACCGCGATCCGGCCCGAGACGGTCGACGCGTCGCAAAGCGGCGTGAAGCCGTTGACGAAGCTGCGGCCCCCGCTGGTCAACTGAACGTCGCCGGTCTGCAGCACCGCCGGCAGCGGATCGCCGGAAAAGAAACCGAGCCGGAAATCGGTGTCGAAGGCGGCGATCGTCGGCGTGCCGCCGCTCCAGGCGCGGCTGTCGAGCGAGAAGGGCAGTTGGTCGAGCGGAATTCCGAGCGACCTCAGGCTCTCCAGCGTGTAGCCCGGCGTGGTCGCGTCGATCAGCCCCGTCATGATCCTGTTGGGCTTCAGCAACGACCAGCGGTCGACGCCATAGTGGTAGAGCAGCACCTTGTCGAAGGAGTTTTCGAGCGTGTTGCCGATCGAGCGATAGGCCCAGTAGACGATCTTCCTGTTGGGGTCCTCGCTGCCGTAGACGTTATAGATCTCCTGGCGCGAGATGTCGTTGATGAAGGAATTGTCCACCCGCTCGATGCCGATGCCGACCGGCGGCACGCCGTAGCGGTAGAACCCGTCATCCGACAGGTAGAAGATGCCGCTGCCGGTCGCCACCACCGACCGTGGCGCCATGCAGCCGTGATTGGTAAGCGTCTGCTGGAAAGTCATCACCATCGGCGTCTCCAGCGCCAGCTTGCCCTCCCGGACGCTTTCCGCGTGGAAGATCACGCAACCGTTCACGCCGCCGGCAAAACCCATGATCTCACCGCCGTCGGGAAAGGCCTGGAAGTCGGAAGACCTCTGCCTGGGCGTCCAGAATTGCGGCTGGTTGAGGCCCGACCACTGCACCATGCGCTGGTTCGCCGCCAGATGCGCCAGCATGACGAAATCGCCCATCGTGCCGACGAACTTGGCGCGCGGCGCGTCCGGCGCGAGGTCGGCGAAACGCACGGGAGAGTTGAGGTCGATATATTGGGCGGGATCGACGCCGTTGGTCGCGATCAGCCAGGAGCCGTATTGCGCGAAGGACCAGCGCTCCGAGGCCGGCGTCAGATAGCCGCCGGCCCTGGAGACGTCGATCCAGCCCAGGGACGCGCCGTCGAACTTCATGAGCTTCGTCGCCGTGCCAGCGAACAGCAGGTAGTTGCCATTGACGACATAGGAGAGATACGAGCCTTGCGGCCGCTCCGGCAGCGGCTGCGAGAGCGCCGTGAAGGAGGGGAACGGCCCATAGCCGCCATGGATCGGCAGGACGTTTTCCAGCGAGTCGGCAACGTCCGGATCGAAGGAGGAACGGTCCGGCGCGTAGTTGGCGAAAGAGATCAGGGCCATTCCGCCTCCGCCGCGTTGGTGATGCCGCGCAAGGGCTGGCCGATGCGCTGCAGCATGGGATCGACGCTCAGGAGCCCGCGCTTCGACTGCGCGATGACATTCTTCACTTCCGGCAGGCCGGCATTGAGGACGGCCTGGAACTGGCCGGCATAGGGGCTGTCGCGGATGAAGAGCCCGCCCCAGACCAGCACGGCGGCGAGATAGATATCTGGATGGTTGGCGAGCAGCCAGTTGGTCGGCGCACTCTCCGACAGGCGATGGAATTGCGAGAAATGAAGCCGGAAGGAATAATCCGTGTCCAAGGGCCGGTCGAAGCCGATCGTCTCCCCTTCCCTCGCCCAGAAGCGTGGGCGGCCGGGAACGGTCAGCAACGGAAACGTGCCTGACGCCTTGGGCGTCAGTTCCACTTCGTTGGCCGCCGGCCGCCCCAGGAAAAGCGAGATCGGGTGCTCGCAGGAAAGGTGCGAAATGTCGATCGCACGCGTCCCGGCCGCTCCCGAAAGCATAGCATCGCGCCATATCGGATCGAGCTCTCGGTTAAGCCGAGCCTCGGCGAGCGCGATGAAGTCGGCCGCCTCGCCGGAAAGGTCCGCGCGCGCCATCCAGTTGGCCACGGCGGCCTTCAACTCGGCATAGTTATTCAGCGCCATCGGGTATCACCTTGGCTGGGGTATCCACGTATCCGTTCGGAATGGTCTCGCCGGCCACGAACAGGCGCGCGCCTTCCGCCGAATACATCCAGGTCGCGCATTCGGCCTTAGCGGCCGTGTTCGCCGTTTCCTTACGGGAGGGGCGGCCCGAAGGCCGCCCCCTGTTGCGCTCGGCGGTCAAGCGGGCGCCCCGCCGCTCATGCGGGTGGCAAGCCGTGGATCGACAGCCTTGACGCCGTAGAGCACGTCGAGACGCCATTTCGACACGTCGTTCACCCCGTCATAGACGGGGATGACCCGCACGCGCGTGCCGTTATAGGCACGGCGCGCGACCTCGACGGCGCCGGGAGGGCTTTCGAGGTCCACCATCACCAGCGAGAAGGCGTTCTTGTGGAAGGCAAGGTTCTGGCGAAAGGTGCCGCCACCCGCGCCCGCCACGGTGATCGCCGCATTGTCGGCGGGCGCCGCGCTGACGGTCTGGAAGGCGCCGCTGTCGATGATGGCCGGGCTGATGGTCAGCGACGCATTGCCGGCGCCGTCGGAATCGGCATCCGACACGACGACGAACTGGCGCAGGAAGGGCAGCCTGGCCTTGGTCACCGGGTTGACGGCAAAGACGCCCGCGATGGTGAACACGTCGCCGGCCTTCAGGATGCCGCCCTGGGATGGCGTCCAGCCATCGGTGACGAGCGCCTGCTGGTTGCTGTCCTTCACCGCGGCATAGGCCGACTTCTGGTTGGCGCCGTTGACCAGCGGCGTGCCGGTCGCCACCCCTACCGTGTGCGTCGGCACGTTCTGCGACATATAGGTGTCGAGGCCGCCGATCGTGCCGAGCGAGCCGTTGCGGTAGGCGCCCTTCGCCGCGTCCTGAATGTAGAGGGCAGTTTGCGAGCCGAGCAGGCCCCAATGGTCGGCGGGCGAGAGGATCGCGCAGCGCTCGTCAGTGGGCACCGCGCCCTCGTCGAGCCGCTCCGGGGCAAGCGCGAAGTCCTTGTAGTTCTTCACCGTCGCGCCCGGCGTGCCGACCCAGGACGGCACCGATGCGTAGAGCGCCATCAGGTCCCGATCGATCTGGTTGGCGAGCTGTATCAGCGCCGGCTTGATCACACGCTCGGAGAGGTCCTCGATGCGGAGCGTCAGGTCCTGCGACGTGAACTGGAAATCCACGCCCTTGAGCTTGTTGACGACGATCTGGGTCTTGCCCTCGATCACGTCCTGGGTGGACATCACCGGGCCGTCGCGCACGGTGAAGTCGGCCGGCTTGCGGATCGAGATCGCATCGCCGACCTTGTAGCCGTTGATGCGCTTGGCGAAGTCTTCCTCATAGCCGCGAAACACGTTCTTGGCCATGACCAGGTTGTTGTCGAGGACCATCACCGCCTCCTTGGCGACGATGTCCGCTGTCAAAGTGGTATTTGCCATTCAAGAGATCCTTTCAGCGGAAAGGCAGCGCCTTTCCCTATGTGTCTGGGTTTACCGTCCCCGGGCCGACCTGCTGCGATACTCCGCGTATTCCTCCATCGACATGTCGGCGAGCGACTTGCCGGCGGAGGGACTGGAACGGCCGCCGACCATGGAAAGCGGCCGGGCGGTGCGTCCTGTCGAAGCCTTGGGAGCGGCGGTTTTGTTGAGGGCCTGTTCGCCGATGCGGGCGAGATGGAGGAGGTTGTAGACCAGGGGAGACATGGCATCCCTGAGGTTCTGGTCTGTCGCTCCCTTCGACCGCGCGAATTCGACGATCTGGAGATCGAGCTCCGGCGACCATCCCTTGATGTGCTTGCGGGCAAAGTCTTGGGTTTCCTCGAAGCGCCTGGCAGTTTCCTGCTGCGCCATCTGGGTCCGCCAACCCTGCCGGTGGTGAAGATCCTCCGCGAGCTGGCCGCGCTCTTCCTTCAAGGTCTGGTAGCGCATCCAGTGCTGTTGGGCGCCGGCCGGATCGTTGGCGACGAGCTGGTTCCAATCGAGCTGGGCGTATTGCTCGAGCGCCGTGTCGAGCGCGACAAGCGCCGCGCGCGACGTGATCTCCTCCTCGCTCGCCTGGGCCTGCTGTCGGACATGGCTCGCCACATCCTCCAGTCCCCGGCGTTGCTCGGCAAGTTCCTGCGTCTTGCGCGTATAGTCGGCCTGCATGAGAAAACCGCCCTTGAGGGCGGCAGGGATCTGGTATTGCTGGCCGTCGAATTCGATGACCTCGAATGCTTCGGCAGGCTGCCCCTGTTCTTCCCCTGCATATTCCACGCCGGGATCGACCGGCTCCTCGATTGCTGGGGTCTCCAGTTCGTCGGCAATAGGATCTTGCTCGTCGGTCATGACGATCATCACTCCGTTTCGGTTGGTGAGGTTTTGGGGGTCTGAAGGCGGCTTCAAGCGCCTGGAAGTTCAGCGCGGGAGCCGTCACCGTTTGGTTCGATCAGCCGAGGCTGTGCAGGTGATGGATGATTGCCGCAGCAGGGGCCCTGAGTTGGCGCCCGTCGGAAGGTTAGCGACGCCCTTCTTCTTCTTCGGGGGAGCGGAGCTGCGGAGCCAAAGCCACACCACCCAAGGTAAGTAGTGAAAGTTGGCCACGGATGGTGCGCTTCAAGACGTCGCGTGGGTCCATATTCATCTTTCTCGCCGTGTAGAGCAGTCGATCCTTGAAAAAATCCATGAATTTCTTCGTGGGGTCGGAGCGCAGGCCAGTCAGTTCGGCGCCGGCCACCCACGCCGCTGACTGCGCCTGGGCGGGCGTCAGACCCAACTCGCGAGCGATTTCCTGAAAATAGCGCTCCAACGCGGCATATTCATTCCTCCCAGGTTGCGGTAACCAGAACTTGGGCTCTCCCAGTTCATCTGGTCCGATCAGCCCGGCTCCAAACTCCTTCCTGATGTTGCGCGGAGCACCTAACTTCATCGGTACGAACGTGGCGAGAAAGCGCGGATCGCCCGATAGCATCGCCAGGAGTCGGTAGGCGTGCATGTCGATGGTCACCGGCAGATAGTTGCCTTTCGCGTTGGCGCCCATGCTTACTGATTTTGAATGGGTGATTGGATTGAGACCTCCGCTCCATACCCGCTCGACATTTCCCCGATGCATCTTCTGAGCCCGGTGACCGTAGGGATAGGGGTTCGTCTCCGGCAGCCGCTGATCATCGCTCAACGTGTAGTAATACGAAGCGTTACGGACGTTTTCCGGCACTCTGGAACGTGCAGACGTGGCGGCGACAAGGTCAATGAAATGGTTGAACCGCCTGTTGCCCTCGATCACGCCCAGTTCGTCGATGAAGGCCAATCTGAGCGGCTCGGCGTTATACCAGTCCAAGCCGCCCATGCGGATACCCCGATCGATCGTCTCAATGACCTTCTGGCGAACATTGGGATTGACGACGAGATCGGCAACGCGCGGCGACACGCCCCGGGGAGGATCGTATCGCAGGATCGGTGTTTGTAACATATCCGGCTGAACACCCTCGCGGAATAGCCCCGCCAGTTCGTGGTCGGGCGACACCAAGGCGAAACCTTGCCTCGGCTGCGCGGGCAAAAAGCCTGTCCTGTCCCCTATGCCGGGCGTCATTGTTTCCGGTAGCGCCTGCCGTGCCGCACTCGTGGCTGTATTCTTGGCAAGAGGCCCATTCACGATTTCGGCCGCGGCATCCGCCGCTTCTTCAGTCGCGTGCTTGGCCGCACGTTTAGCTCCCGCAGCGACCGGCCCGCCGGCGAGGTTTTCCAGAGCTCCGCCGATATCGTCCTGGCCAAGCTGTTTTATGGCGCTGTAGGGCGTAAGCTCGGCCAATGTCTCGGCCCACTGCCCCAACTCGTACGCCATCCTGCTCGGGGCATCGAGCCATTCAAGGCGGCTCGTCACTTTATCGCCGAGCGGTGTGGTCGAGTGTCCCTGCGTCAAGATCGGGCCATCGTAGTTGGTTCGAAACGCCGCCTCCTGCCGCGCGCGACGCTCCGCGGCTTCATATAATTCGGAATAATAATCCTCGAAATCCCGCGGCCCGGAACCTCGCCAGTTGGAGTCCCGCCGGTTGGATTCCCGGAGCATGCCGTGAAACCGCCGACGTGTCTCTTTTTCGATGAAATCTCTGCCCCAATCAGCCATCTTGCAAATTCAACTCCCGCTGCATGTTTATTGCGTGAGACTTGTCCCCTTGAGGAAACTCGTCTGATGAACGGCCTGTTTTTTTCCGTCTTTGCATTCTCATGGCGCAGGCTGTGACTTGGCTCGCCTTGCCGTCGGGCAGCCGGACGGCCCAAACGAACCTCTCGCCCTGCGGCCCAAGGTCGTTCTTCGTCACCATTTCGATGCGGAAGCGTCACGGAATGATGGGGTGGACGGCGCCCCCGACGGCATCGCTGTGTGCCAGAATGAGGTCGTTAAGGTCTCAAACAAGGGGAGCGGGCCAGCCGTATCGTTGCGGCCACACCGGCAGTCTCGTGCCGGCATCGTCGCCGTCAAGGCCGCTGCGCGCTGCCGTTGGCGGTGGCCTGGGGTCAGCCTTGACCGCGGCTCGGCACGGCACGGTCATGCCCGGATAGGCCGCAACTGAGGACCATCGCAACACAGGCTCTTGCAACGGAAGATGGCGTGATCGATCCGTGACGCACGAAACTCCGCAGGATCCTATTGGCCACCGGGAACCGCCGGAATGATGCGAACGGACGTCGCGAACCCCACCTTGGCCAGCGGCCACAACGACCGCGCTCAAAGGCCGGACATATGGACGAAAGCGATCACAAACGCCTCTCGATGCCGTTGCAGGCAGGGCGCCGTCCACATATGCATACTCGGATCACCTCGCTTCGCTCGGGTCCGAGTATGACGACCGGCATTAAGGTGCACGGCAATCGCCGACGTTTTTGCGATTGGTTACGGCATAGAGTCCAAGGACGTGGGCCGGGAACTCGCTCCGTTCGCCGGGCGCCGAACCGCAATTGTCGGCGACACTGCATCCGGACAAAATGAATCCAAGTCCACGGCAAGTCCGCGTCACCTCACCGCGATCCGTGATGACGACCGGCGCGAAGTTGGCCCACGAATCGCCAGGGGCTACGATTGGCTGCGACGTAGAAGCTTCGTCATACTCGGACCCGAGCGCAGCGAGGTGATCCGAGTATCCATTCCGTGTTCTGTCGGAAGGCCACCGAGGCTGCAGAACTGTCGTCAGCGGCAGGGCAGCGAGAACCTCACGGGATAGGTCCCCGGACCAGCTTGTTTCGCTCCGGTCTGGTGATGACGATCGCATCAGGAGGCAAGGTCAATCGCCCGCGCTCGCGATTGGTGGCATCGGCGCCATTTCGTCTTCTACGTGCCTGAGCCCGAAGGGCAAGTTGAACTGTAGATCCAGTCCGTTCCATGGCGGGCGAACGCCTGACGATCCAATGCTGACGTCTTGCCCAATCGTTGCCGCCACCTGCCCCGCCTTCTTCTCCGCGGCCAACTCCGCCTTATATGCCGCCACCCGCGCATCCGCTTCCGCCTTCATCATGGCAATCCGCTGGTCGGCCTCCGCCTTAAGCGCCGCGACGCGCTCGTCGCTCTGGATCTCCATGATCTTCATCCGCTCCTGCGACTGGATGAAGGCCTGGCCCTGGCTCTGGTCCGCCTTGAGCTGCGCGTTCTCCTGCTCGAGCTGGGCGAGGCGCTGCTTGCCGGCCTCGATCTGCTGCTGCACTTGCGGCGGCAATTGCCCCGATGCCTGCGCCTCCATCTTGTCGGCGATCCTGTCGGCGCCCGGCCAGTCCAGGTTCTTCGCAAGTTCCGGCCCAACGATGGGTGCCGCCGGCGGAAAGGCACGGATCAGCTCGGTCATGGCGACCGCCGCTTCCTCGCGCCGCGTCGTGTAGCTCGGGCCGGTCGTCACCGTCAGGTCGTACTTGCCGGCATTGAGATCATGGATCGCGAGCACCGGGTTGCCCGCGAGATCCTGCATCGGCTGGCCGGTCTGTGGGTTCACCTGCGGATATTGCTGGTTCACCGGCCGGTTCTCCACCTTCCCGTTCTCGCCGAGGATGCGCACGATCCTCGGGCCGTTGTAGATATGCGGGATCAGGTCGATCAGGATGCGGCCGGTATGGCGGATGGCGCGCGCCAGGTTGTCGATGAAATGGAACGTCGAGACATCCCCTTCCCTCTGGCGCGCCAGGATCGCCCGCCCGCTCGCCTCGTTGGAGCGGGCGCCGAGCGAGGCGTCGTGCATGCCGATGATCGACTTGATGTCGTCATTGGCATTGAGCGCCTCCTGCAGGCTGCCGGCCGCGGCGCCCATGTCCAGCGGCTGGCGCTGCGGCATCTCCGGCCCTTCATATTCGAGATAGGCATGGCTGCGCGTGTTGGCTGTCTGCCACCGCTCCTGGTCGTGATCGAACGCGCCCTTGCGCCCGATAAAAGGCACTTTGGGCGCCATCGCCACGAGCTCGGTCGCATTGGTGCGCCAGTAGTTGAACATGCGCTGGGCGTCGATCGCATTGTGGATCAGCGAGCGGAAATAGCGCCGGCCCTCTATATCGAACTCGTCGCCATAGACGGGCACGATCGGGATGTAGCGGCCGAGCCAGTCATTGTCCTCCAGCACCTCCAGGCCCGACATGATGCGCTGGCGCACCTTGTGCGATTTCGCCAGGCGCTCGCCATGAACCTGAAGCGCACCCGCGGCGGCGAGCGCCTGCAGATCGGGATCGCTCTCCAGCGCTTCGCGCGCCAGCACCGTGCCGTCCTGCAGAAGCACGATCGACCGCTCGATCTCCTCGCGCGTCCAATATTCGGCGACGAGCACATGGGCATCCGTGCGCCAGTCCGTGCCGATGAGGCCGTTCCAGGCGTCGTCGTCCCAATTCACCCGGGCGCTGTTTCCATATTGCCGCCGGAACTGTCCTTCCGACAGCCGGTCCACCACAAAGGCAACATCCCAATCGGATGAATCCGCCTCGGAGCTGCTCGGGTCGCTATAGACCGAGAACGGGTTGGAAACCCGCTTGATCGCGAGATCCATGTCGAACGCGTCGTCGAAGGAATATTGCGTCACGATCCGCCAATAGCCGAAGCCGCCGGTCACAGCGCTCTCGATCGCCGTGTCATAGGCGACGTCGGCGTTGGACGTGTATTCGATGTTGCGGATGATGCCGTTGATCACCTCCGCCGTGCCGGGGTCGGCCCGGCTGTCGGCCGGATGCACCTTGATCGCCGGCTTGTTCTGGCGGCTGTCGTTCACCACCTGGCGGATGAAGGCCGGCAGCTTGTTGATGGTCAGGCATGGCCGCCCTTCGCGGATGCGCTGGGCGCGGATGTCGGCCGGCCATTGCTCGCCCTTGCGCGCGAAGAGCACGTCTTCCAGCGCCGTCCGGCGATTGTGCTGCTCCGCGCTCTTGCATCGCTCATAAGCCTCGCGCGCGTGCCTGACGAGATCGTCATTGTCTGTCATCATCAGCCCATCCATGCTCCGGCGCTGTTGTAGGATGCCGGCCTCGGCCGCTTCTCGCGCGGCGCCTCATAGGCGACGCAGAGAAGCCCGAAGGCGTCGGCCGCGTGGCTCGACCAGTCGTGCTCCGGCCCCAGCCCGATATTGCGCGCCTCGTCCTGTTTCTCGTGATACCAGCCGAGCGCATCGAGCCCGGCCGTGCATGTCGCCTCGTTGAAGAAGACGGCAGGAAAAAGCCGCCTGGCCGCCTCGACGCGTTTCAGCGCCGCACCCTTGCCCTGGTTGGGAATGGTTTCGACCTTGAACCCGGCGGCGGCGATGTGATCCTCGAAACGCACCGCCGTCACCGCATCCCCACGATTGCCGTCATGCGGCAGGATGCATTCGGCATTGCCATAGCCCTTCGAGCGCAACCATTCCAGATGCGCTGCCAGCGGCTGGCCGGAGGCTTCGTAGTAATCCAGCACGCGGATCTCGCGGCCGACGAACTGGGCGATCCAGATGGCGGTCGCGTCGCGCACGCCGATGTCCCAGAAGGCTTTGACCGGCAGAAGCGGGTCGCGCGGCGCGAAGCCGATGCGCCCCTCGATCCGGGCCTGCGCCAAAGCCTCGGCGTAATAGGCGCCCTGTTGCACGCTCGCATAGCCGCCTTCCCAGACATGATCGTACTGGTCGGGAGAAGCGCGCAGGCAATCCCTGCGCTCCTGTTCCAGTACGCTCGGGAACCATGGATTGTCCGACCAGTTTGCCCGCACCACGACGGCGCCGGTCGGCTGCTCCGCGCCGCGCAGCATCCTGTCGATCGGATCGGACTTGCGCCGCGGATTCCAGCTTGCCCAGATCTCCGAGCCTTCGGCGCGTATCGTCGGGCGCAGCAGGCCGAGCGAGCGCGCCGAAAGCGTTTGCGCCTCTTCGATCCAGGCGCGCTTGAAGCCCTCGAAGGATTTCACCGAATCCGCCGTGTGGTCTTGCATGCCGTGGAAGGCGATGAGCCCGTCGCCGGGCGTCTGGATCATTTCCCGGAATACTTTGAAACCGTCCGCCTCGCCCAGACGGAAGTCGGCAAGCTTGGCCTCGATCAGGCGCTTTGCCGATTGCTGCAGGCTCTTCTGCACCTCGCGGATGCAGAGCGAGAGCAGCCCCTTCTCGGCCAGGCTGTCCTCGATCAGCAGCCCGGCGAAGAAATGCGACTTGCCCGATCCTCGCCCGCCATGGGCGCCCTTGTAGCGGGCAGGCTGCAGAAGCGGCCGGAAGATCCTGGCCGTCTCGATGCGCAGCGTCGGGCGCGCTGCCGGCTGCTCTCGCTCTTCGCCGCTATTCGCCGGCATCGTGGGGGTCGACGATTTCGCGGACGATTTTTTCGACGGCATGGGCAAAGCTCTTCTCGGGCCCGCCGCCCAGCGAGATGCTGGCGAGATCGGGCAGGGTTTTCTTGAGCAGCATCTCGATGACCTTGAGTTTGGCGGCATCGAGATCGACCGGATTGCCGGCCTCGTCGTTCTCGCCGAGCACGTAAAGCTGAAGCCGCTGGACCAGCTTCACCGTGTCGATCGCCGCGCGCGCCTGTTCGCCGGGATCGGCCCCGGCGCTCTTTTTCCTTGCCATCGGCCACCGGATGAGTGGGGATCCCTCGAGGCCCCCTTTGCGGGCTCCTCAGGATAGGAGTTTTGGTGCCAAGCGTCCTCATCCTGAGGTGCGAGCGAAGCGAGCCTCGAAGGACGCACGACATGATGATCCGCCAATCGGATGTGGGGGAGAAAAAACACAAAACCCGCCGCGATTGGATCGGGCGGGCACAATTCTTCGAAAGTGAAGCGATGCGTCAGAAATTCGCTGACTTGAGGGCGGTTGTCAAGCACAATCCAGGGTGGCCAAGAATATCTTGA